TCTTTCTCTTGATAAACAGCAAGAAAAACGCGAAAAAAACAGGCCGATCGGCTCGAATCGGGTGATTCGCGGCCGAACTCGGCCAGAGGGGACGAAATGCGACGAAACGTAGAGTCGAGCGAGACGCTGGAATCGGGGACCGACGCCGCGGCGGTGCCGGCATGGGAAAAGGGCGATCGGGTGAGAGTGCTCTCGCGCGGCCGGCGAGGCGCGTCGGCCTACACGCACTTCGGCGGACTGATCGGTAGCGTTTTCGACCCGTCGCCGGATAATTTCAGAATCGAGCTGGACCTGATGCCAGGGACGCCGCTCCGGTTCGGGCCGCAGCAAGTGGAACGGGCGCCGGCGCTGCGCGGCGGCCGTGCGTGAGCAAGAGCGCGCCGGCCGAGCCGAAACTCGGCCGCGACCCGCTACCGCCGCCGCCTGGCCTCCCGGTCGAGGCGGCGGCGCTCTGGCGCGAGATCACAAATTCGCTACCGGCGGATCACTTCGCAGCGTGTCACGTCCCGCTACTCGAGGCGTACTGTACGCTCGCTATCCGGCAACGCGAGGCGATCACAAAGGACCGCGGCGGCCCGAAATCCGATTGGCTCAAGGTTCGCCTGCGCTGCGCCGAGCGGCTCGCGAGCCTGGCGACGAAACTGCGACTGACGCCACAGTCCACGGTCGCGACTACAGCGGCGCGCTTCGGCCAGAGCCGCCGGCGCCGCGAATCCGAGCCGGGCGGTAAATTCGATTGGCGCGGGCTCGGCGATCGGGACGACAAGAGCGAGGCAGCCGACTAGCTCGAGACGTTCAAGAGTTCGCGGGCATGCTGCGCGTACCCGCTGGCGACCTGGCGGGCCATCGTCTCACGCTCGAACCCTTCCAGCGGCGTTTTATCCGCCGCTGTTTCGGCCGCCGGCGAGCGCGGCGGGCGATTCTCAGTATCGGCCGCCGCAACGGCAAGACCGCGCTCTCGAGCGTGATCGCGCTCGCGGCGCTCTACGGGCCTCTGGTGCGCCCGAATTCGCTCGTCATATCAGCGTCGCGGAGTCGCGAGCAAGCGGCGCTCGTCTGGCACTACGCCGCTCAGATGGCACAGCTTTCGGGGCATGACCGAATCCTCGTCACCCGCGAAGCGAAAAAGGAAATCTTCTGCCCGGCAACGGGCGTTACCTATCGGGCCGTCTCAGCCGATGCTGTGCGCGCGTTGGGCTTCGGTCCGCGCCTGGTGATACACGACGAACTCGGCCAGGTGCGCGGCCCCCGAGACGACCTCTACGACGCGCTTTCGACCTCGCTGGGTAGCTACTCCGATGCGCTCGAAATCATCATCTCGACGCAGGCGGCCTCCGATAGCGCTCTTCTTTCGCTGCTGATCGACAACCCTGGAAAAGACACGGTTGTTGACCTCTACGCCGGCGCCGATGAGTGCAAGCTCGACGACCGGCGGGCCTGGCGCGCTGCGAATCCGGCGCTGGGCATCTATCGGTCACTCGAGGATTTCGAGCGCCTGGCGCAAGAGGCGGCAATCCTGCCGACTCGAGCGAATGCGTTTCGGAACTTCTTTCTCAATCAGCGGCGCGACGCTACGGCCTCCTGGCTCTCGAGGGCGGCCTGGGATCGGTGCGCCGCGGACGTAGACCTCGAGGCGTTTTCGCGGGGTCGCGTATTCGCAGGCCTCGATTTGGGCGCGCGCCAGGATTTGACGGCGCTCGTTTTCGTCGCCGAGGATCTAGATCGGAGTCTGCACGTCCTACCATTCGTTTTCACGCCGGCTGATACGATCGCTGAGCGGTCACTTCGAGATCGGGCACCCTACGACGTCTGGGCCAAATTGGGCTACCTCGAGGCGCTCCCGGGCGCCAGCATGCGCTACGACGGGCTCGCGGCGCGCGTGATCGCGCTTTGCGCCCGCTACCGGCCCGAGTCTGTCCAGTTCGACCGATGGCGCATCAGCGAACTCGAATACGAAATCGCAAAGCATGCCGACTCGAGCCTTTGCCCACTGGTGCCATGCGGCCAGGGCTACGCGGATATATCTCCGGCGCTCGAGGCGACCGAAGATGCAATCCTCGCCGCCGAGCTGCGCCACGGCGCACACCCGGTGCTGACCGCGGCGGTTGCAAACGCGATTACCGACACGGACCCGGCCGGCAACCGAAAGCTCACAAAGGCGCGCTCCCCCGGGAGGATTGATCCGGCGGTGGCGCTGGTGATGGCGATTCGCGGCGCTCGGGTGAAAGTGGAGCCGGCCGGCGCTGCGCGGAGCCTCGGAGTCGTCACAGCTTGACGGCCGCCTCGAGCGGCGCCTACACTGACGACCCGAGGGGGGGCAACGGTGCGCTATTGCTCGGCGCAGCTTATCCGCCGCGACGCGACATCGGCCGATCCGGCCAGGACGGCGCGGTTTACGGCGTCGACCGGCGGGGGTGATCGTTACGGGGACGTGATCGACCCGGCGGGCTGGGAGCTGAAGAATTTCCGAGCGAACCCGGTCCTACTCTACGGCCACGCATCGAGAGAGATGCCTATCGGTCGCGTTACGCATGTGGCCGTCGAGAATGACGCGCTCATGGCCGACGCCGAAGCGACGCCCGAGGGCGTCGACCCGCGGGCGGATACCGCGTGGGCGCTGATCTCGAGCGGATTCCTGCGGGCCGTATCTGTCGGATTCCAGCCGCTCCCGGATGGAGAGACGCCTATCCGAGATCCCGAGGGCTGGATTACGGGCTGGCACTACTCCCACCAGGAACTACTCGAGCTGTCCGTAGTGACGGTTCCCGCGAACGCCGCCGCGCTCGCGGTCGCGAAATCCTACGGCGGCGAGGCGCTCTTCGGCGGCGAGCTGGACGGCGGCGCCAGGCGCCGCGGCCAGGCGGCTGCTGCGCGACGGGCCGAGCCGGTCGCCAAACAATTCGAGGCAGAGCGGCGCCGCATGCGACTCCGCCTGCTCAATCTGGGCGCGTGCCGGCGCTGATAACTGAGGGCTGAGACAATGACGCTTCAAGAGCGAATTGCCGCGCTGCTGGTCGAGCGCGGTCAGATCACGACGGAACTGCGCACCCTACTCGAGACGGTCGAGGCGGAAGCGCGCGACATGACGGAAGAAGAATCCGCGACGTTCGACACGCTCGAGACCCGGTGCCAGGCGCTCGACAAGCGGCGCGACCGGCTCGAGCGAGCCGAGCGCGCCATGGCGGATCGGCTCGAGGCGCCGGCACACGCCGCCGCTGAAAACTCCGGCGATGCCGGCGCCGCGGCGGGCGAAACGCCCGGAACCCACGCCCGCGCGAGCATCGGCGCCGATCCGCGTCCGACGCAGTTTCTCTTCGCGCGCGTCGCGCAAGCGCTCTACCGGGCTCACGGTGTCCGCGAGGGAGCGGCCGACCTGGCGCAGCGTGGCGGTGACGATCTCGTTTCGGCCTATCTGCGAATGCCCTCGGCGGTGCTCGAGCGCGCCGCTGTACTTCCCGGCTCGACGACCGACGCCGGCGGATTCGCGCCCGCGCTTGTGCAGGTGAATCAGGCCATCTCGCAGTTCATCGAACTGCTGCGCGGCGCCTCGATCGTATTCGGGCTCGAAGGGCTGATCTCGCTCGATTTCGAGCGCGCCGGCTCGATCACAATCCCGGGCCAGACGGGTTCGATCACGGGTGGCTGGATTGGTGAGGGGGGCGCGATCCCAGTCCAGCGGCCGACGTTCGGGCCGCGCACGATGCTCCCGCACAAGGCGGCGGCCATCGTGGTCGCCAGCAACGAGCTGCTCGCGTCGAGTCAACCCGGCGCGCAGGAACTCATCACAAACGACATGATTTCGGCGACCTCGGCGACATTCGATGCGGCTTTCATGGCGGCCGGCGCTGGCGCTGGCGCGGCACCCGACGGCATTCGAAACGGTGGCGGATCGCGCGCCGGATCGGCGGCTGGACCGACCACGCTCGACGATATCGTCACCGATATCAAAGCGGCGCTGGCGGCGAGTCACACTGCAAACGTGCCCGAGCGCGGCAACATCTGGCTCATGAACCCGACGCAGCGTGATGAGATGGCGTTTGCGGCCGACGGCGTCGGCGCTTTCCCCTTCCGAGCCGAACTGAATGCCGGGCAGCTGACTCGCTATCCGGTGCTCGTGTCAACCAACGTGCCGGTCAATACGCTTGTGCTGCTCAACGCTCGAGACGTGGTGCTGGCTCGCGGCATCGGGCCGGAAATCGCGCTCTCTCAGGAGGCGACGCTTCACATGAACGATGCGCCGAATGCTGATCTCAACGATCAGGTGACGCCGCCGACGCCGGTGGCCAGCATGTTTCAGACCGATTCGACGGCGATCAGAATTACTTGGTCGGCGGATTGGCTGGCGCGGCACGTTGCCGGCGTGCAGAGCGTCACGGCGACGAATTACTAGGCCAGGGCGCCAGGGGGGCGCGTGAAACACCGATACATCGTAAAAAAGCCGGCGCGCATCGGAGCGAATCCGTTGCGCGTCGGCGCGGTGCTCGAGCAATCACGCAACGCTCTGATAGACCGGCTGCTCGAGTCTGGCGCAATCGAGGCGCTTGACGCTGAGGCTGAGCCGGCTCCCAAGAAACGCGCTTCCAAGCGTCGCGGTCGATCTAAGCGCCGAGACGTGCGGGCTGAGGCGTGAGTAGCGGTAACGGGTTTGGCCGCTTACGTCGGCTCTTTCGATGGCGCCAGAAGAGCGGCGCCGGCGCCGGCTTCATCTCCTGGCCGACCGAGAGCTTTCACGCGAATTGGTTTCAGCGGGGCATCCAGCCCCGAATCACGAATCCGCTAGCCAACGGTGCGATCTATTCATGCGTGGCCGTACTCGCGCAGGAAATCGCGCGGCTACAAATCGCGCACTACCGAGAGCGGCCGGAGGGCGGCGGGCGCGAGACGCTCACGGGCTCGAGCGTCGATCGGCTATTGCGGCAGCCGAACCACTATCAGACGCGCTCGGATTTCTGGCTGCGCTTCGTAAGCGACCTGCTCACAAAGGGCAACGCCTACGCTTTCGCGGTCTACGGTGCGCAGCCGAACCGCCCGCAGGCGCTTCACCCGCTATCGCCCGATAGCGTCACTCCGGCCGTCGGTCCCGACGGCTCGGTCTTCTATCGGCTGAGCGTGCCAGAGCTTGCAGGCTCCGGCGGCGTTACGACGGTGCCTGCGCGTTACGTGCTGCATGCGCGGATCTTCACGCCGGCGCACCCGCTGATCGGATTCACGCCGATTCAGGCGTGCGCCTACGCGGTGACCCGACACGAGGAAATGCAGCGGCAGACGGCGCTTTTNNTCTCGAGGGCTGCGCACCCGTGGCGGCGTACTGACGACGCCGCTCAAGCTCAGCGAGGCGGAAGTCAAGCGCATTGCTGCGGGCTTCGAGGCGACGGTTACAGGCGATAAGATCGGGCAGACGGCCGTACTCGATTCAGACTTCAAATTCACGCCTACGGCGCTCTCGGCGCTCGATTCTCAGCTGGTGGAGCAAATGCGCATGAGCGTCGAGGATGTGGCGCGCGTCTATCGCGTGCCGCTGTTCATGCTGGGCTCATTGGAAAAGGCCACGTTTCGCAACGTCGAGACGCTGCAACGGATGTTTATCGCCCAGTCGCTCGGATTCTATCTCGAGCATTTCGAGGCGGCGCTTGCGAGCTTCCTGCGGCTGCCGCCAGGCGAGCGCGTCGAGTGGGACGTCGAGCGCGGCATGCTGCGCGCCGATTTCGCTGCGCGGATCGCAGCCTACGCGAAGGGAATTCAGGGGGGCGTCTATGCGCCCAACGAGGTGAGGGCGCGCGAGGGCTTGCCCCCGGTCGACGGCGGCGACGTGGTGCGCGTGCAGGCGCAAAACGTCCCGCTGTCCGATGCCGGCGCCGATTCGGCCGCCAGCGAACCGCCGGCGATCACGCCGGCCAGCAAGGCGCTCGAGCTGCCAGACGATGAAGAGTTGGCCGAGGAGCTGGCTCGCGCGGTGCGCGAAAGCGAGGCGGCAGCGTGAGCGCCCGAACTCGCACGCTCGCGAATGTGATCGCAGAGGCGGCAACGGCCGCCGCCGCGGCGCTCATCTCGGGCCGCATGGCGCGGCATCTCGAGCACGACCACGCGCCGGCGCGTGCCGCACTCGAGCGAGTCGAGGCGGCCGTAGCGGCGCTCGAGGGCTACCGCGAAACCTCCGAGATGCGATTCGCGGCAATCCGGGAAGCCGGGCCGGCTGCGTCGCGTGTCGCCAGCATGCGCGGCGCCTGGCAGCCTGAGGTTGTCTACGAAACGGGCGACGTAGTTGCGTGGAACGGCTCGAGCTGGGTCTATATGGGCGACTCTGAAGAGAGTCCCTCCGAGCCTCCCGGGGAGCTGTGGCAACTGCTGGCGCAGCGTGGGCAGCGTGGGCCGCGTGGCCGTTGCGTGTGCGAGGAGAACCGATAGATGGCGGCCGTACTCGCGACGCTGGCGCAGGTGAAGGCGGCGCTTGAAATCGTCGCCGATGCGACGCAGGACGCCTACTTGCAGCGGCAGATCGACGCGGCAACGGCCGAGATCGGCTACTACACGGGCCGCGAGCTGGCGCAGCAAAACTACCGCGATACGTGGCGCGCTCCGGTGGGCGTGGTGGCGCTGAGCGAGTACCCGGTCGCCGAGCCGCTGACGCTTGTTAGCTCGAGTACCGGAACGATCTCGGACGCTCGGCTGTCGCCCGGATCGGGCCTGGTGATGCCGGGCACGACGCAGGACTGGACGGGCCAAGCCGATCTCGCGATCGAATACACTGCGGGCTATGCGGCGGTGCCGCCGGCGGCACTCGAGGCGCTCTACGCCGCCGTATGGCGACGCTGGGAGCCGTACTCCGACGCTTCCGAGCAATTCGCAGGCGAGGCGGTGCGCCGCTTGCAACTCGTCGATATCGGCACAATCGAATACGCTGGGAGCGGTGAGGCGGCGTCGTGGCCGATGCTCGGCGCCGATGCGGAGCGGCTCCGGCCGCTACGCCGCTCAGCTTGCGGCGTGATTGGCGCGTCGGCACCCGACAAACATGAGCTTCTGCCATGAGCGGCGCCGCGTTTCGGGGTCCGGCGGCGCGGGCGCTCTATCGCGCGCGATCCGAGCCGCTCACGCTCTCCGATACGACCGGCGCGAATCCGAGATCGTTGCACGCGGCGGTGCGGCACAAGGGCGACCTCTCGGAAACAGGCGAGGCGGTGCGCTCGGTTCAAATCACTTTCCGGCGTGCCGATGTGTCGGGCCTCGCGCTCGAGTATATGCGCGTGACGCTCGACAGCGGCGAGCGGCTCATAATTCAGAGCGCCTACGACCTGGCGGCCAGGGGGAACTCTGGATACGTCCGCGCGATTTGTGAGGGGTGAGGGGTAGGTAGAAAGTGTCTTCCAAGGTGATTCGAGACGCGACGCGCGCGCTTTTTGGGCGGCCCGATTGGGATTCCGTCGGCCTTCCCTACCACGATACGCTCGGCACCGATCCGGGCGAGATCACGGATTACCAATGGGTGACGGTCGACTTCACGGCCNGCGCGATCAAGGCGACTACAATCGGCGCGCTCTCCTGGCGCGAAGAGGGGACGATTCATTTTTTCGCAGAGGCGCGCATCGGCCGGGGAGACGCCGGCGCGGTGGCGGCCGGCGACTGGATTGCGAACTACGTCCAGACGGTTCCGGCGGGCGCGTGGCCTGTCGGCATGGAATTACGGAGCGTCTCGGCGCCCGAAATCCTCAATCCGCGCGGCCTGGGGCAATGGATCGAGGCGCGCGTTGACGTAGGCTATACACTCGATTATTAGGAGGGCGGAACGATGGCGACCACGACCGATCAAGGGCAACTCGCGCTGACGAAAGAGGTATTTTTCGGGGTTACACCGGCGACGCCCCCCTTTGACGTGGCGCGGATCGCAGGCGAGTCGATCGCATTCACTCAGAAGATCGACTCTCCCGGCGAGCTTTCGGCTGCGCGTAGTGCGGCTGATGTGGCCGCCGCCGGCGGCGAAAGCTCAGGGACGATCCAGTTCGAACTCGCGGCAAATACCGTATTCGAGGATCTGCTGGCGGCGCTGATCGGCGGCGCATGGGCGTCAAATGCTGTCAGCGAGGGCTGGGTCAATCAGAGTTTCACGGTGGAAAAGAAGCGTCCAGGGTCGGGCGGAACGTACTGCCAGCGATTTGCGGGCGTCGTGCCTACGAAACTCGCGCTCGACGTGACCGCAGCGGAGAGGATCAAAGGTTCATGGGATGTGATCGGGGGGGGCGTGTCGTCTGGTAGTTCACCGATCGCGGGCGCTACCTATGCCGCCCCATCGCCCGCGCTGAACCTGGCGCCAGGCATGCACGCAGGGCGGGCTACGGTGGCACTCGGCGGCAATCTGGCTTCGGCGCTACCGCTCGCGACGGCCACGCTGACGAGCCTCGAGATCGACGCTCAGAGCGCCATGCGGCATATCATTTCGTCGGACTACCCGAGTTCGGTGCGCCAGGGTCAGCTGGCAATCACGGGAAAGATCGCGGCCTACTTCGAGGGCAATGCGCCGCTAACCGACGCACTCGCCGAAACGGAAGGGTCGCTGACTATCACGCTCGTCGATGCGACCACCACGCCGAATCAGCATACCTACACGATGACGCTCAACCGCGTGAGGCTCGAACAGCCGACGGCGCTCTTGAGCGCGCCGAATGAGGATCTAATGGCTGAGTTCAATTTCCGCGCCGAGCAACCGGCGGCCGGGAATCAAATCGACGTCACTCGGGCGACGGCATAGGGGGGCTGGGTTAATTGGGCTTCAATTTCAGTGACTACGAAACCTCAGAGACGCTCGAGCTGGGGGGGGCGCCGATGGATTGCGGCGGCGGTCGGACGCTTTGGGTTCGGCGTCTCGGCGGCCGAAACACGCAGCCGATGCTCTGGTGGGCTGAGCATTATGAGCGGCTGTGCGCTGAGCTGGACGTCGACAAGCTCGATCGAGACGGCGAGGAAAACCTCGAGCTGTTTCTGGCGGCCGAGTGTCTGTTGGCGCGCTGGGATGGAGTGCTCTACGAAGGCGAGACGGTCGAACTGACGAGGGCTCGAGCGCTCGAGCTGCTGGCGGCCTGTCCCGATCTACTTCGAGAGGTGAAAGCGTTTGCAGTCGATCCCGACAACTACAGAGACGCCGAACCGCGAGCCGGGCGGGCTAGCTAGGCTTCGGCGCGAGCTGGAAGCGCTGCGCCGATTCGAGCGCGCCTACGGAACGCCCGTCGGCCGCCGCCTGCTGCGCGCCGCGGCGGCTCACGGTGCAGAGGCGCGGCCTCTGTTTGAGCGGCCCGAACCGACGCCGCCGGCGCGCATCGTGCTGACTGCACTCTCTCAGCTTGCTATCGGCCGCCAGGCGCCGCCGACGCTCGAGGCGGTGCGCGGCTACTGCGAGCTGGCCTTTTTGCCGCCGCGCTTCGCGCTCTGGCTGTGCCCCCGTGTGGCGGTCGCCTGGGAGGTGCTCACTGATGCACCTTGACGCGAGTATTCTCGGCACGGAGTCGCTCGAGCACCTGCTCAAGTATCTGCCCGACGATATTCGCACACGGGCCGTCGCCAGCGGATTGCGTGCCGGTGGGAACCTTGTGGCTCGAGAGGCGGAAAGCATGGCACCCGTCCGAGCGACCGGCGGCGCTCGGCTCATTAAAGACGGCGAGATTCACGCTCCCGGCTATCTGTCGCGGCATCTCGGAACTCGAAAGCTAGGGCGCCGCTCGAGTGGCGGAAAGCTCGTCTACAAA